CTGGCTCAAATTATGTAACCTGCGCCGAAAATGCTTTGGAGTGCGTACAACGTGAAATTGACAGATATTAATTACCCGATTTTCCCAATTAGAGGACACTACAGGGTTTTTTCAGAACATAAAATAGATTTTGTAGAAACACATTTAAGAACATGGATATTAGATAATAAAAACTTACCAGGACCAACATTAGCTGCAAGACGCTTTAAAATACAAGATCCTTATCCATTAAAACCAGCTATATTTAATTTAGCTCAATTACTTAAATATACAGAAACACCCAGCACAGGTATATACATCGATACACTTGGTAAAATATTTAAGTATAAGAAAACAAAAAGACATAAATTAGTATATAAGAAAGTATTAAAGCACTGGGTAGAAGGCACTAATGTAGTTTTTGAGTTAAAAGATATTAGTAGTTATATACATGTAGATGTAGGTGTTCTTAATAAATATAAAGGCTTTGATGAGCAATTTTATTTAGGTGTAATTTACTATCATGGTGGTTGGATATTTTATGATACTAGTGAACATAAAAAGAAGGATACATGGAAAAAGATTTAAAAGCTGTATTATCAAATAGAATATATTTGACAAGAACAGATAAACTAAATGATTTTTTAGTTAATGAACTAACATATGAATTGCCAGGACCTACGGCTAAATCTAAACCTATAAGGATTTGTAATGTATCTGGTATAAACAAAAACATTATAACCATACCTATAGGTAGACAAGATTTAATACCTAAAGATTATAAAATAATAGATAAGAGAATTATTAATCCCGCACATTTTCCATATAGTACTGTAACTTTAAGAGAATCACAACAAGCTATATACGATATACTAGAAGACAATTATATTATAAATGCAAAGCCCGGGTGGGGTAAATCCTTCACGGGCTTAGCTATTGCTAAGAAATTAGGTCAGAAAACACTAGTAATTGTACATACTGTTAAACTAAGGGATCAATGGGTTGAAGAATGTGAAAAGATGTATGGATTTAGACCCGGTATTGTAGGTTCTAGTAAAATACAAACTGATACATCTGTAGTAGTTGGTAATATACAAACTCTTAAAGATAATATGTTAAAGATAGCCCCATTGTTTGGAACTGTCATAGCAGATGAAGTACATAGATTACCTGCTGATACTTTTAAAGGAATTATTGATAAAAGTAGAGCAAGGTATAAAATAGGATTAAGTGGTACGTTAGGACGCAGAGATCAGAAACACATACTAATTCCTGATTTCATTTCTAATAGAGTATATAAACCGCCTAAAGAAAATGTAATGGATCCCATTATTATTTTATATCGTAGTAAATTTAGTATTCCGGGAAATTTTATGATGCCTTGGGCTACTAGAGTGAATGAGCTAGCATACAATCATGATTATCAGAGTGATATAGTAGAATTAGTAAATGCACAAACCCATAGAGGACATAGAGTGTTAATCTTGTCTGATAGGGTAGAATTCTTAAAAGATTGTAGTAATATGACAGAAAATTCTGTATGTATTACTCATGCAACTAAGAATCAAAAAGAATTAGAAAAGCAAATAAGAAAAGGAGAAAAAACTTCTTTATATGGTTCTATAAGTATATTTAAAGAAGGAATTTCCATTAATGAATTAAGCTGCCTGATATTAGCTTCACCAACAAATAATGAATATTTACTAGAACAACTAGTTGGTAGAATTATGAGAAAAAGTGAAGGTAAAATACAACCAGAAGTAATTGATATAGTCTTGCAAGGTGGCACTGGTCAAAAACAGTTTGCAACTAGGCATGCTTTTTACTTACGAGAAGGTTTTAAAATTGTTGAGATATAACTGGAAATATTTATACAAAGCAACGAAAGGTGATTGTTCTAGGATATTAAGTGTATTAAAAGCCCTAAGTGGATTAAAAAGTCCATCTCAAAGAGATAAAAGAGCCATAAGACAGATGTTAAATGGTGATTTAGATGGGTGGATATTAAATGCTGAATGGCTATTAAACCACAAAGAATCAACAAACTCAGAAAAGTGTGTATATGTTTATCTAGCTTCTAAAAGAAACTATATGGACTATCTTACTGCAAGTAGGCGTGGATTACCTCTATTTGTAGTGCTTGGCGAATTTGATGAAAATAAACTGAAGAACAATTGTCTGTTAACTATAGACAAAAATATTATATATTTTGAAGGAGAATTATAATGGCGTTAAAATTTGATGACGTAGGCGGTGAAGCCAAGAAACAAAAGATTGATTATTACAAGTTTGAGAATGGTGAGAATCGTTTTAGAATGGTAGGTGACATTCTACCACGTTACGTATACTGGAAGAAGACTCCTGATGGCTCTAAGAATATGTCCATCGAGTGCCTAGGTTTTGACAGAGATCTAGAGAAGTTTACCAATATTACTAAAGATTGGTTTGCTCATTATTTTCCAGAGGATAAGTGCTCATGGTCTTACCTTGTACAAGTATTCGATCCTAAGGATGAGAAGCTTAAGGTACTTGGTTTAAAGAAGAAGCTATTCCAGCAAATTCTTGAAATGGCTAATAAGCATCTTGGTGATCCTACCAACCCAGAGATTGGGTGGGAAGTTGTTGTTGAACGCAAGAAAACTGGTGCTTTGGCTTTCAACGTTGAATACAACTTAGATCAAATGAGTTGTGCAAAACAGCCTTTAACTGAAGAGCAAATTGCTTCTTTTGAAGAAGGTAAAACAATTGATGAATTGTTCCCTGTACAATCTCCTGCTGAACAAAAGGGCTTCATTGAGAAGGTCTGGTTCAGTAAAGCAGAAGTTAAGGAAGAAGAAGAAGTAGACGCTGAAGCAACAAAGGAATTTGATGATTCAAAGAATGATGACGATATTCCTTACTGAGTAAAATAGGGGGCGAAAGCCCCCTATTCATTGAGAAAAAACAAATGAAAATATTATTTACAGCAGACTGGCATATTAAATTAGGCCAAAAGAATGTACCAAAAGAATGGCAAAAAGCTAGATACTTAGAATTATTTAAAAGGTTAGAAACATTACAATCTAGTGCTGATATAATGGTAATAGGTGGAGATATATTTGATAAAATGCCTTCATTAGAAGAGTTGTCACTCTTCTTTTCTTTTTTAGGATATGTAAACCTTACTACTTTTATTTTTGATGGTAATCATGAAGCTACTAAAAAGGGCAAAACATTTTTATCAGAATTAACTAATATTGCGGCTACAGCTAATAGTAGTGTTCATATATTAACAGATAATTTTAAATATGAAAATGTAGACTTCATACCCTACACAAATATAAAGAATTTTAACCCTGATAACTTTACTGGTAATATATTATGTACTCATGTTCGTGGAGATATTCCTCCACATGTTAAAGCAGAAATAGATTTATCTAAATTAGATAGATGGGATGTAGTGCTAGCAGGTGATTTACATGCTTATTCTAATTCACAAAGGAATATATTATATCCTGGTAGTCCTTTATCTACATCATTTCATAGGAATCCTATAACAAATGGTGTCATTTTATTTGATACTGAAACGCTAGAACATGAATGGATTGATTTAAAATTACCACAACTTATTCGTAAAAAAGTAGAATTAGAAGAAGAAATGGTACAAACTAATCCTGATCATACTGTATATGAATTAGTTGGTAATGTAAAAACATTATCAACAGTTGATACTTCAAATGAGTTATTAGATAAGAAAATAGTTGATAAAAATGAAGCAACATCTCTATCTTTCAAAGGAAAAAGTATAGGAGAAGAGATTAGATATTACATTGAACATATATTAAAAATCGAAGGAGAAACCTTAGATATGATAATGGAGAGTTATTATGATACAATTAGAGAGGATGACTTGGAGTAATTGGTTCTCCTATGGAAAAGATAATTCTATTGACTTTACCGAAAGTGGACTTACTCAATTAATTGGTGCAAATGGTAGTGGAAAAACTAGCATACCATTAATACTTGAAGAAACATTATATGGTAAAAACTCTAAAGGTATTAAGAAACAAGATATACCTAATAGATTAAATCCTAAAGAACCTTTAACTTCTGAAATAAAATTCCATGTAGATGATGAGGAATACATTGTTAAATTAAAAAGACAGTCTACATTAAAGCTGCAACTTTTTAAAAATGGAAAAGATATATCCTCACACACAGCAACAAATACATACAAGAAACTAGAAGAAATACTTGTATATGATTTTAAAACATTTAATCAAATAATTTATCAAAGTTCTAAAGCTAACTTATACTTCTTGACTTCTACTGATTCCCAACGCAAGGCCTTCCTAGTTACACTTTTCAATCTTAATAAATACTTAAAGATACTTGACATTTTTAAAGATAAATATAAAAAATTATCTCAGCAATATTCAAAAGCTGAAGGTACTTGTGAAGTATTGCGAAAGTGGATTGATAAACATAAAGTTATGGATTTAAAAGAAAAGAACTCATTACCTATTCCAAAACCTCTTTTAGATATAGCTAAGAATTTAGTAAAAGTAGAAAATAATTTAAAAGAATTAGATAATATTAATGGAAAAATAAGAAAAAATAATGATTATATAAAAATGCTAAAAGCCTTGGATATTAATTCACTGGCTGAAGCTATTGATAAGCCGGATATAAATATAAGGGAAGATTTACAAAAACAAATCAATATTGCTAATCATGAAATAAAAGATTTAACTAATATTATTGATAAATGGAATAAACTATCTAAAGAGAATACTTGTCCCACATGTTCTTCTATAATAGATAGAGATAATATTTATAAATTAATAAGTGACTATGAATCTGAAATTGCAGTTTATACCTTAAATAGAGATAAGTGTAAAAGACAATTAATACTTTTTAAAGGGATGGAAGACAAATATAATGAACATAAAAAAGTAACGTTAGAATTTGAAAGTCTAACAGCTAGAATTGATAGAAGTTTAGATACTGAAATGCTTGATAAAATACAACTGACAAAGCAATTAAAAGAATTGAAAGAAATAGTTTCTTCTCATGAATTTGAGATGAAAAAAGTAAATAAGCATAATATGGAAGTTGCAGAACATAATTCCAAGGTTAAAGTTATTCAAGGTCAATTAATTGAATATGATAACGCATTAACAGAAGCATTAGAAAACCTAATAGCTGTAGAAGACGAATTAACTACAACAGATATTTTAAGAAAAGCATTTAGTCCTTCTGGTTTTATTAATTATAAACTAGAGTCTCTTGTATCTGATCTGCAAACTGAAATTAATAATTATTTAGAAGAATTTTCTGATGGTATGTTTCAACTTATCTTTAGTATTAAAGGTGATAAACTAAATATAAACATATCGAATAATTCTAATACAGTAGAGATCAATTCCCTATCTTCTGGTGAATTAGCCAAAGTTAATATTTCTACTTTGTTAGCCATCAGGAAACTAATGTTAGATATTTCTAAAACTAAGATTAATTTATTGTTCTTGGATGAAATAATGGGTGTGCTTGACCAGCATTCTCGTGAAAAGTTAATTGAGATGTTATTAGAAGAGAAGGATTTAAATACGTATTTAGTATCCCATGCATATACGCATCCACTATTAAATAAGTTAAACGTATTTAAAACAAAGGGAATAAGTAGGTTAGAAAGTGGTTGATAGTAGACAAAAAGGAGCCCGAGCAGAGACAAATGCAAAGGATATCCTCGTTAAATATACTGGTCACAATTGGAAGAGGGTACCGGGTTCCGGTGCCCTCTCTGCCGATCACATGTTGAAAGGTGACCTTTATATACCAGAAGTAAAAAATAAATACTGTGTAGAAGTTAAACATTATAAAGATGATCAATTTACTACAAAAATATTTACTTCTAAGGAACCAGCCTTATTTGGTTGGTGGAAACAAGCAAACAGACAAGCGACTCAAGTAAAGAAAATACCTTTACTCATATTTAAACATGATAGAAGTAAATTCTTTGTTTGTACTCATGATTACTTTGACAGCATTAATTATAGAACAGCATATATACCAAATATAGATGCTAGTATATGTAAATTAGAGGATTGGTTAACTTATGATAAACCAAAATTTATAATATGAAATTTAGTAAATTAAAATATCAAGACACTTCTACTTTTGATAATTTGTTAGTAGTAGACGGATTAAATCTAGCATTCAGGTATAAACATGCAAATACAAAAAATTACGCTAGTAAATATTTTTCAACTGTATCATCTTTAGCTAAATCATATGAAGCAAGAAAAATTATAGTATTAGGTGACGGCGGATCAAATTATAGAAAATTATTAGATCCAATATATAAAGCTAATAGAGCGGAAATGAAAGCTAATCAAACAGAAGAAGAAGCTCAAGAATTTCAAGAATTTTTAGACGAGTTTAATAAAACTCTAGAACTATTTAATGCTAGTGGTTATCTAACCTTAAGATATGCTGGTATAGAAGCTGATGATATAGCTGCTTATGCAGCAAAACATTTCGCTAATATATTTAAACATACATGGTTGGTTAGTTCTGATAAAGACTGGGATTTATTAATTAGTAATAATGTTTCTAAATTTTCTTATGTAACGAGAAAAGAAACTACATTACAGAATTGGGGTCAACATTATCCTTTTGACCAACATCAGTATATAGATATTAAAGTACTAAAGGGAGATAAAGGAGATAATGTACCGGGTTGTGAAGGTATAGCCGATAAGAGAGCATATGGTTTAATACGTGAATATGGTTCAGCTTTAGATATCTATGATAATATCCCACTACCTGGAAAACAAAAGTTTATACAAAACTTAAATAACTTTAAAGATAGAATACTATTAAATTTTGAATTGATGGATTTAATGACTTACTGTGAAGCAGCATTAGGTGAAGATCGAAGAGAGATTAATAGAAAATTGGAGAATTATCTACATTATGAAAAATGACGAATATACTATTAATCATGAAATATTATTTTTAAAGTTAAATGAGCCTGAATTAATGCCTTATAAGAAACATGATACTGATGCTGGCTGGGATCTAAGAGCTGCTGAAGATTATGATATTTACCCTGGTAAAAGTGAAACTATACAAACAGGTGTTAAGATGGCTATACCTATAGGTCATGTTGGATTAATGATACTTA